CTTCCGATCTCTCTGAACTTATTGATTCTCAGATTGCTGATAACCGCTATATTGAGACTTGGCAAGGGACTTACGGCGCTAAACTGGCTAACAAAGCCTATTTTAATGTTAAGGCACCTATTGCTGCTTACACGCAACCTATTATTAAACGCTATCCTTCTGCCAAAGAACTAAAGGCAAAGCTCATTACCGCAATCCCCGGTGTAAAGACTAAGCGTAAGTTAGAAAAGCTTTTTGAAAAGAAGACACCTTCTGACTCTTGGTTTACTGAACAGATTGCCAAGTATAGAGGCGTTAAACGAGAGTTACTTGATAGAGAGTTTTTATTTGCTAGAAAAAGAAAGACAGCAAAAGAAACACTCAAGGACAAAGTTACTAAAGCTACTTCCAAGGCTATGCAGTCTATTGCTACAGCTGAAGGTGCTGATTATGACATGTTGGCTATTAAGATTGGTCAGATGTTCGACGAAGAACTAGGTGATTTAAACCCATTCCGCTCGAAGGGACTCAAAGAGTTCCACAAAGACGGTAGTAGAATAATCAACTCCCTTGAGAAACAGGGCATGATTAGAACTACAGTCATTCGTGACATTGGAACCTCTTCTCCTAAAGACTTGAACACAGGCAGACCTATCGGTGATAAGTCCCTGCGTGGTGTTAATGTTACTCGTCAAATCAGCATCATTAACGGCCCTATGAAACAGCTACAGATTGCTGCGGAAAAGGCTCGTATTGCTCGACGCTTTGGTTATGCAGATAATCGTAATAAGGTTTATGCTAGGGCTGGCTCTAAAGAGTTCTATGATGCTCGTGGTCGTAAGACTAAGATGCCTGTAGTCTCAGAAAAGGTTTATGCCGACTACGACCCTAATCAGATTGATAGAGGTATGGCTCAGATGATGAACCATGCTAACTCTGTTAAGTATGAGGTTGACCCTGAGTTCTTTGACTTCACAGAACGTCTTATATACTTTAATGATAAACGAGGTGAAGCCGCTAAGTGGGACTCTGTAAACGAGATGAAGAAACTATTCATGTCTCGTGGGAATGATGGTCGTGGTGTTTTAGCTACAGCTAAGTACTATAGGCAACGTAATCAATCTTTCTCTGTTGATGTTTCTGTTGACTTCCGTGGTCGTGTTTATCACCGTGGACTACTTACACCTACTAAGGGTGAAGCAGTCCGTCCGTTCTTAAACACAGCTAAACCAGTATCAATTAACCCTGATGCTGTAGAAGAACTGCAGACACAGATTGGTGCCTTGATTGGTAGCCCCCTAGACACTCTGACTGTTAAAGGTCGTCTCAATGCTTTTAAAGCTGAAGAAAAGAACCTTCTAGAAATTGGCAACCTGATGATGAGTACTACTCAGCCAGACAGACGTATCAAAGAGTTCCTATCTAACTCCCTTGTAGCTGCTACAGAGGATGTTGAGGTGGGCAAGCTTGCTCGTCTTGCGTTAGAGTATACTCGTATACACCGACACATGGAAGGTAAAGTACCTTTAGATAAGACACTCTATACTACTGCTGAAGTTAGAAAGCTTCGACAGTACAAAACCAAGATGATGATTGAGAATGATGCTAGTTCCTCTGGGGCGCAGATTATCTCTTTATCTACTGGTGATAGGGCGTCAGCTGAGTTGTCTAACGTTTTACAGACATCTAAGAAACAACGTCTATACGATGAAATCGCTAAACGTACTGTTAACGACCCTGAGTTCCTGGCTATACCTGAACTTCAAGACCTAGACCTTGATTGGACTGACTTGATGAAGGCTGCTAAGAATCAGAACATGGTTGCTTTCTATGGTGCGGGGGATGCTACTAAGGCTGCTAACGTTGCCAACCAGTTCTCTAAAGCACTGGCTAAGAAAGGCAAGGTAGCTATCTCTACTAAAGAGGTTGATAAGTTTAAAGCTGCGATTGATGCTAAGATTAGCTTCGAAATGGACAGAAAGAATTGGACTCGTATTGATGAATTACGAGACATAAAACGAAACATAGTATTATCTTCTAAAGAAGGTAGAACTATTACAGAATCACTGTATGACACTGCAAGAGCAGAGTTTAGAGACGGTGTAAAGAACTCTGAGGAGATGCATACATTTTTAATGAAGCTGACAGATGAGACAGGAGACCTTGTAGGTACTCGGTTATTTGAGAAAGTTTCTAAGATTATGTCGCGTCACCTTGAAGCCGAAGTTCCTGTGACTGGTAAGTTCATTAGGTTTTGGAAAGACATTGCTAAAGACTATGTAGCAGAGTCAGGTTCGGTAGACATCCCTTGGGTGACTTTCGATGGCAAAACTATGATGCAGCGTTATCGAGTTAAAGAACAGACAAGAGTAGACTTCACCGACCCTGTAACGGGCGAGAAGGTCTTCAACATATACGAAGCACCCAGCAAGGATGGTAGTTTGTTATCGCAACAGTCGATACAAGATGCGTCTATTGGACTAGGTGTGAATGGCAACCACAGTAACGATGCTGTGCTAGTCAGAAGATTTCACCAATGGGGTAAAAAGAATAAAGTAGACACTGGAACAATCCATGATGCTTTCTTTACAAACCTTGGTGAGGCGGTTAACGCTAAATCGGCCCTTCGGCAAATCTATGCAGATGCGCTACAACAAGGAACGATTAAACAGACCCTCAAGGCTATGAGGAAGTCTGGTATGTCAAGGGCGACATATAATAAGTACTTACAAAGAGCAAGACAAGATGGTCTAATCGACCCTGATAACAAGATTACTCCAAAAGAACTGCTCGAATCATTCCGGGACGGAAACGACTGGTATGGTATTGGACCATAATATTTGTAATAGCTATGGAACAAACAACAACAACCCACCGTGTCTGTGACACAAATTTACATATAAAAACCCTAGCTGTGCTAGAGAGGAAATAACATGAGTGAAGAAAATAACGTAGTAAACGAAGAAGTAGTAGTAGAAGCGCCCGTAGAGGACACTGCTGCTGAAGAAGTAGAAACAACCGAAGCCCCAAAGGATGACATCGAGTCTATCGTTGAAGAACGACTGGCTAAGATGAAAGCCAATATGGACCGTATGGCCTCAGAACGTGACGAAGCTCTTAAGATGAAAGCAGAGATGGAAGCTACCGCAAAGGAAGCAACTATCGCTCGCATGAAAGAAGAGGGTAAATTGCAAGAGGCTCTGGAGATGGAGCTTGCCGAAGCTAAAGCTAAACTAGAAGTCTTTGCGAAAGAGACAACACAGCTAAAGCGGGACGGTGTATTGAATGATGCACTCGCTGGCATGGAATTCCGTAACGACAAATCACGCGACATGGCTCGCCGTGAGATTGTTGACCAGTTGGTTCAAAACGAAGAGGGTGTATGGTTGCATTCCACAGGTTCAAATATTCGTGACTACGTCGAAGCTTATGCTAAGTCCGAAGATAACTCATTCCTGTTCCGTGTTAAGTCTAACACTGGTGCAGGTACAGGCAATCCAGCTGGAGCGCCTTCAACCGATGTTTCAAAGTCTATCAGCGAAATGTCAACTCAAGAAATTCTAGCTCTTGCCGCAAAAGGTAAACTAGGTAACTTCAACCTATAATATATTACTACTATAAAGCTATAAAGGAATTACACAATGGCTATTACAAACACAGACTTCCAGAATATTGCTCTTGCAATCTCTGCTTACTCAGACGAAGCTTACACTTCTGCTAAGAAACTAAACGGCACAGGCATCGTTGCTGCTGACCAGCGCATCGACGCATCTGGCGAATCTTTCGTCGGTCAGTTCCGCTGGTACAAACCATTGTCAGCAAACGTAAACGTTGCTTCTTTGTCTACTGCTACAGACGGTACATACACAGACATCGCAACAGACGTTGCTAACTACGTTAAAACTGTTCGCACATTCGGTGCAGAGCAAGTAAACATGCAAGAAGTTGTCTCTAAGCAAGACGGTCTAGCTAAAATCGCTCGTGACTTCGCTGAAGTGCGTGCACAAGACGAGCACGACGCTTTGTTGGCAGTTCTTAAAGGTGTAGCATTGAGCGAAGTTGCTCTTGGTGACCTTGCAGGTTCTGGTAACGGTGGTATCATCGATTATGATACAGATGCTGATGTTGCTGCAACTGGCTTCTTCTGCGACATCAACGCTGCTGGCCTACACGGTGCTGCTGCGACTGGCGCATCTGACGCACGTAAATTGTTCGACTCTTCTGCTATGGGCGCTGCCCGTGGTGAGCGTTTGTTCAAATCTATCGGCGCTACATTCAAAGACTATGAGCCTGACTTCATGTACATGGTCACTTCACCAGAAGTAATGGCTGAAATGCGTGCTGCTAACCTAGTTGACGAAACTATGGTTACTGATGGCAACCTTGAGTTCTCAACAATCTTCGGTGGCAAATTCCGCTTGGTTATGACTCGTGCGAACCAAATGGTTTCTGGCTTCACAGCTGGCGACTTGAACGCTGCTTCTTCTAAGTGTACCTTCATTGTTAAGCCAGGTTCTGTTGCTGCAACTGCAATCAACATGCCAACTCCAGTTGAAGTAGACCGTGCTGCTGCGTCCTACCTCGGTGGCGGTTCAACAAACGTATGGTACCGTTGGGGCTTCATCAACCACCCAATGGGTTACGACTGGGCTGGTGCGACTAACGTATTCGCTACTAACGCAACTATGGGCGCTGCTGCTTCTTATACACGTAAAATGGACAGCTTGAACTTGGGCATCTTGCCTATCTTCCACGCTTAATTTAAATAGGAGAGTGAACTAATGGCACTTGTACTCAATACAAACAGCTACGTTTCGATAGCAGACGCTGATACATACTTTGAGACTCGTATTGATAGTGCCAACTGGGTTGACGCTGAAGACGAAATCAAAGAACAAGCACTTGTCACAGCCACTGCGCTGATTGATGATAATTCTTGGATTGGTTCTGCTGTTAGTTCCTCTCAAGCTTTGGCTTGGCCTCGCAAGAACGCTATTTATAATGATGACCGTCTTGGTCTTCAGATTACTATAGCGGATAGCGAGATTCCTAGCCGTGTTAAAACTGCTGTATACGAGCAAGCTTTACATCTGATAGACAATGAGGACGTTCTTATGGGACAGTCTCAAACTTTTGAGTCCATTTCGGTAGGTTCAATTAGTCTATCAGATAGTAACGGCGACACCACACGCACTCCAATGAAACCTTCTACTGCCTTGAAGCCTATTCGTCCTCTTATTCGTAAGGGTTCAATGGGTCAAGGTGCTGGTTGGTGGAGGGCTAACTGATGTCAATGAGAGCTAAAGTAAAAGCTGCCGTAGACAAAGCCTTTGTTGCTATCGGAGACCTCGCAGTCTCTGCAACTCTATCTAAAAATAGCTCAAGTGGTTATGATTTTGCTTCTGGCTCAATCGTTTCAACAACAACAACTTCTACAGTTAAAGTAGTACTCGAATCCAAGACAAAGCCAACAGGCGACCCAACCTCTGCGCAAGCATTGATGAAGTCTGGACAGCAAGTCGGGGGGTATGATACTTTGACAATAGGTGCTGATGTATACAACATCTCTTCCTTTACTGATGATGGTTTTATTATAACTCTATCATTGACTAAAGGGGGTTGCTAATGTATAACTTAATACTTAGAGACATAGAAGGTGTTTTTTCTTCAGCTACTTGGACCTCACACAACATCCCCACCTACCCTGTAGACTATCAAGGCTGCAAGGGGGGCGATAACGGTGAGTACGCAATGGTTTCTATTTTACCTTCGAGTAGTAGTAACTATGAGTATGGAGTCAAAAAAGCAACTACAGGTATTGTAGCAGTAAAACTGTTTGTTAAGAGCGGTGAAGGTCAAGGAAGACTTATGGCTATAGCCGACTTCCTAGACATCGTCCTAGACAACAAGACACTACCTAACGGTACAAAGCTTGGAACATCTTATCTAAACGTAGAGGGGTTAGACCCTCAAAACACGGCACTTTCGAGTGCATCCTATATAATTCCATTTACCAAATACGGAGAATAAAAATGGCACATATCTCATCACTAGGTGCAGGTATCTTTACCTACCTAGACATCTTCACAGGCACGATTCCTGCCAGCACAGACACAGCTGCTGAAGCTGCTGCACTGTTCGTAGGTTCAACACCGGGTACAGCTGACGCGACTCACGTTCGTATGCCTTCTGTACGTGAATTCCCATCTGTAGGTACACCTGCAAACATCGTTAACGTTCCTGTTTACGGTCAAAAGACTTCTTCACAGGTTCAGGGTCAAGCTGACGCTCCTTCTTTGGAAGTTACAGTAAACTACATTGCTGGCGACATGACAGCTATTCACGACCTTATTGGTACTAACTGTGTATTCCGCTTCATGATGTCTGCTTCTGCAGTTACTGAAGACGAAGGCGCAGCTGCAACAATTACTCCAGAGAACACAGAGTTTTACTTCTTGGGTAAGATTGAAGCTATCCTTGTAAACCCAGCTTTGACAGATGCAACTACTGCAACTGTTACTTTGTCTGCTCAGTCCGATTTCTTCGGTCCAGCAACAATCTAAGCTATTTAGGGGGCCACCTTCGGGTGGTCTCCGGCACAAGGAAGTATTATACATGGACAAACCATTTAGTAAAGCGTTTGTTATGCGTACGACCTTCCGTCATATGCGTAGAAGCGTAGATATTAGTATTCGAAAATCATTTGAACGATTCCAAGACTTTGATAATGAGTCAGCTGTTGGCCGTGAGATTATGGAAACCCTTTCTGTACTGCACACTGTCCGCAAGTTATTGGATGACTTTCAAGCAAACAACTCTGACCTATTCTCAGAAAAAGATAAATTAGATTAAGGAACAACTACAATGAAACATCTCGTTGGTAAAGAACTATCCGAAAAAGTCCCTTTCATGGGCGACGAAGTAGAAGTACGTAAATTGACTGTAGGTAAAATTATGGATTTGCAGAAGCTGATTGTTAAGGCTGAAAAGTCTAAATCAGACGACGCTCAATTAAAACTCCTTTGTGATATTATTAAAGTCGCAGTTGTGGGGGCTGAAGAGCTATCCCCAGAAGACTTCGACAGCTTCCCTTTGGCTGAGCTTACCGAACTATCTACGCATGTTATGCGAGTGTCCGGCCTGGGAGGAACTGAGGGAAACTAACTCACTCCGAAGAGTCTCTATATGAAATTGCCTTCGCCCTTGGGATTCCTGTGTATCAACTCTTATTAGAGATGCCACAAGAGGAACTTATGAGGTGGGGGCAGTTCTTCAACAAGCGACCTTTAGGTTGGCGAGAAGACCAAAGAACATTTTTATTGTTACAAGCACAAGGCTACAAGGGTGAACCCGGTACTGTGTTTGCGTCACTTAAACAACTTAAAGATAACATTCCAGCTGAAATTAAGAGTCTACCTAAAGGTAAATTCTTAGAAATGATGATGGCCTCCTCAGATAAGGATGGTTCCGGCTGGACACCGCCTTGGATGGAGAAGAAATGAAAGTCTCTTTGGAAGTAGTTAACTTCGAGAAAGAAATGAAGCGTGTCGAGAGAGAGGTTTTCAAACTCGGTAACGTTGAAATAACAAAGCGCATACTTTACGCAACCGCACAACTCAAGATAGTAACGCCTGTTGATACAGGAGAAGCTCGTGAAGGGTGGTTACATGTTGTTGAGAGAAGCACCAGAGGTCGTTTCCTCAGTGGCTCTATACTCAACAGGGTAGAACACATCTCAGCTCTAAACAGTGGGCACTCACAACAAGCCCCTAGGTACTTTATTGAACAAGTACTATCAACAATTGGTTTAATCACCCCTGTCTAATATGATAATCGCCCCTGATGGTGTTTCCGCAATACGGAATCTCACTGTTAGGGGCTTTTTTTTATTTATTTAGGAGAATACATATGACTGGCGTTAATATTAAGATACGCGCAGACTCACGACAAGCTACTGCAGAAATGGGAAAGCTATCTCGTTCTATCAGTAACATTGACAAACAAGCTAAAAGTGTTACAAGTACATTTCAAAAACTTGCTATAGGCCTTACTGCAGCCTTTGCCGCTGGTGGTGTAACCAGAGGCATAGTCAGAGCCTCTGACGCCATGACTAACATGGGCAACCGTGTAAACCTTGTTACTAGGGATATGGCTAAAACCAATG